CCGCTATGCGCGCCCAAGTGGAGGCCGAGGGGTACAAAACCACGCACAATTCGAAATACCAGCAGTTCAATGTGCTTGGGTTGTACAAACCACTACGTGAGCAGGGTCTCCTGCGTAACAAGCACATCCCCGAAGCCTATCTCTGCGCCTCTGTCGCGCAGCGTATGGCGCTGCTTCAGGGGCTTATCGACACCGATGGGGACGTTACCAAGGAAGGCAAGGTAACCTTCAACAACAGCAACGAGCGGCTGATAGATGACGTGCTCTGCCTGTTGCATGGGTTGGGAGTGCAGGCGCGCAAGACACGCCGCCAGACAAGTTATGGCGGGAAGCTCAGCCAGCCGTCGTTCAGGGTCATGTTCAAGCTGGCGAACGCGGCGCGGCTACCTAGAAAAGCAACCCGGTGCAGGGACAAGCAGGGTAATTGGGGCCGCAGTATAGATATACGCAAAACAGCCGAGCGCGGAACAGTACAGTGCCTTGAAGTGGCCAACGAGGACGGGCTGTTCATGGCGGGACGCGGGTGGGTTGTAACGCATAACACTAAGTCCGAGTTCGCCTCCTACCTACTCCCGGCATGGTTCTTAGGTAAATTCCCACACAAAAAAATCATTCAATGCTCCCACACGGCTGAATTGTCAGTAGGTTTCGGGCGCAAAGTGCGTAACCTTGTCGATACCGATGTGTACCATAACATCTTTCCGGCTCTTGCTCTGGCCTCGGACTCTAAGGCGGCTGGCCGATGGAACACATCTAAGGGCGGAGATTACTTTGCTATCGGTATTGGAGGGGCCGTAACTGGTAAGGGCGCTGATGTGCTCATCATCGACGATCCCCACAGCGAGCAGGAAGCGGCTTTAGCCGAAATCAATCCAGATATCTACGATAAGACATATGAGTGGTACACATCTGGCCCGCGTCAGCGTCTCCAGCCGGGTGGGTCTATTGTGATCGTGATGACACGATGGTCAAAGCGAGACCTGACGGGGCAGGTAATTAAAAACGAAGCCCTACGCGGTGGTGATGCGTGGGAAGTCATCGAATTTCCCGCTATCCTACCATCTGGCAACCCACTTTGGCCTGAATTTTGGTCTATGGACGAGCTTTCGGCTCTCCGTACTGAGCTTCCTAACTCTAAGTGGATGGCGCAGTATCAGCAGGCCCCCACATCTGACACCTCGGCTATCATTAAGCGTGAGTGGTGGAAGACTTGGGATAGTAATGTGCCGCCTACATGTGATTTTATCCTGCAAAGTTGGGATACGGCTTTTGAGAAGACCCAACGCGCCGATTATTCAGCACTTACCACATGGGGTGTGTTTTATCGGCCTGATGATAACGGGGTTGAACAAGCGAACATTATACTTCTGAATGCGTTCAGGGAGCGAATGGAGTTTCCGAAACTAAAGCGGACAGCAGTTCAGGAGTATCGGGAGTGGGAGCCAGACAGCATCATAATTGAGAAGAAGGCTTCAGGTGCGCCCTTGATCTACGAGATGCGGGCAATGGGCATCCCGGTGCAGGAGTTTACGCCCAGCAGGGGGAACGACAAGATCAGCCGTTTGAACGCTGTGAGCGACTTGTTTGCGTCTGGGCGGGTGTGGGCACCTGCTACTCACTGGGCCGAAGAAGTAATCGAAGAAGTGGCATCTTTCCCGGGCGGAGAACATGACGATTATGTCGATAGTACTTCCTTAGCCCTAATGCGTTTTCGGCAAGGGGGATACATTACAACTAATCTCGACGAACCGGATGATATTATGTACTTTAAGAGCCGTAGGAACCAAGGATATTATTGATGGCAATTGATAAAGCTCTCAACCAAGCCCCTCTGGGGTTAAATAGTTCGTTCTCTTCTGGTGTAATGCGGGGGGTAAACACCGCAGATGAAGGTATTGAGATCGAAATTGAGGACCCGGAAAGCGTTTCCATTCGCACAGGTGATATGGAGTTTGAGATTAACCCTGATGAGGTTGATGAAGACGAGTTCGCTGAAAACCTCGCTGAAGACATGGATGAGGGGACGCTTACAGAGCTTGCTGGCGACCTTATTGGTGAGTTTGAGGAAGATATTTCGGCGCGTAAGGACTGGATGCAGACCTACGTAGATGGCCTCGACTTGCTTGGTATGAAGATTGAGGACCGCACTGAACCTTGGCCCGGTGCATGCGGTGTATACCACCCGATGCTATCAGAAGCCTTGGTTAAATTCCAAGCTGAGACCATGATGGGGACGTTCCCTGCAGCGGGGCCGGTGAAAACCGAGATTATTGGCAAAGAGACACCCGAGAAGAAAGACGCTGCTCGGCGTGTCCAAGACGATATGAATTACCAGTTGACTGATGTGATGGTTGAGTATCGCCCGGAACATGAGCGGATGCTGTGGGGATTGGGCCTTGCGGGTAATGCGTTTAAGAAGGTGTATTACGACCCGTCACTCGGTCGCCAGACGTCAATGTACGTACCCGCCGAAGACGTTGTGGTACCTTATGGCGCGTCCAGTCTAGAAGTCACTGAACGTGTCACCCATGTTATGCGCAAGACCCCGAACGAGATGGCCAAGCTGCAGGCTGCTGGGTTCTACAGTGATGTTGACCTTGGAGACCCTGTAGATAGCCTAGACGAAATCGAGAAGGCTATTGCCGAGAAGATGGGCTTCCGCGCATCGACGGATGACCGGTATAAGCTACTCGAGATGCAGGTTAACTTAGTGTTGCCTGATGACAAGTTTACCAAGGAAGAGTCCGAGGCGGAGATTGCTGTTCCTTATATTGTCACCATCGAGAAGAGTACGACTACGATCCTTGCTATCCGCCGCAACTGGGACCCCGATGACAAACTCAAGAAGAAGCGTAATCACTTCGTACATTATGCATATATTCCGGGTTTCGGCTTCTATGCTTTTGGTCTTATTCACCTCATTGGTGCTTTTGCTAAGTCTGGTACTAGTCTCATTCGCCAGCTTGTTGATGCTGGTACTCTATCTAACCTCCCGGGAGGCTTCAAAACTAAGGGCCTTCGCGTTAAGGGTGACGACACACCCATCGGACCCGGGGAGTTCCGGGATGTAGACGTAGCCTCAGGGACAATGCGTGATAACATCATGCCATTACCCTATAAAGAACCAAGCCAAGTCCTCTACAGCCTCCTTAACACCATCGTCATAGAAGGCCGTAGGTTCGCTGGCGCTGCTGACCTACAGGTTAGTGATATGTCGGCTAATGCCCCCGTGGGTACTACGCTAGCTATCCTTGAACGCACGCTTAAGACGATGTCTGCTATTCAGGCACGCGTCCACTACTCGATGAAGCAGGAGTTCCGGCTTCTTAAGGGTATCATCCGCGATTATACGCCAAAGTCGTACGATTACGAGCCAGAAGAAGGTGGTCGTAGGGCTAAGCAGGGTGACTATGACATGGTCACGGTCATCCCTGTCAGCGACCCGAACGCGGCTACAATGGCGCAGAAGATCGTGCAGTACCAAGCGGTGCTACAACTTGCTCAAGGTGCTCCACAGATTTACGATATGCCATATCTGCACCGCCAGATGCTTGACGCACTAGGTATCAAGAATGCCCAGAAGCTCGTCCCGCTGAAGGATGATGAAGATATGAAGCCGCGTGACCCCGTGTCCGAAAACATGGATATTATCAACGGTAAGCCAGTTAAGGCGTTTATTTACCAAGATCATGGGGCACATATCACGGTCCACACAACCGCTATGCAGGACCCCAAAATAGCGCAGTTGCTAGGGCAGAACCCTAATGCGCAAGCGATGCAGGCAGCTATGCAGGCTCACATCAATGAGCATTTAGCGTTTGAGTACCGTAAGCAGATTGAAGAGCAGGCTGGTGTTCCACTACCACCACCTAATGCTGAGATGACGCCAGATGTTGAGCTTCATATTTCGCGCCTTGTAGCCGCCGCTGCGCAGCAGCTTCTCCAGAAGAATCAGTCAGAAGCTCAGCAACAACAGAATCAGCAAACCGCTCAAGACCCAATTGTCCAGATGCAGATGAAGGAACTTGAGATTAAAGAGAAGGAATTTGGTCTCAAAGAGAAGAAGTTCCAGATCGACGCTGCCGAGAAGAACGACAAGATAGACCTCGAACATGCGCGTATCAAAGCTCAGGCTGAGATTGCGGGGATGCAGGTTGGTGCCAAGATGGCGACCAGTAAGGCTGATTTGTCGGCTAAGCAGCAAGAAGCTGGGCTTCGGCTGGGTATTGAGGTCGCCCGCAACCGGATGGGGAATGCGCCCCGTCTGGGGGGAAACGGAAATAACACCCCTCCCCAAGAGCAAACTGAGGAATAATAATGAATATAGACCTACTAAGACACCTCTCAAACAAGGTGCAAGAAGAACTTAAGGTTATCGAGGCAGACATGGCCATGGGCAATGCTGCTGACTACGGAGCCTATAAGTACGCCTGCGGTATTTATCGTGGTTTGCTGGTGGCGAATAACATTATTGCAGAAATCGCGCAAAGAATGGAACAAGATGATGACTGAGATTATTAGTGCGACCAAACCCGCGCTCGTTAACCTCGATGGTAAGCCTATTTTAAGTATCTCTGTTGAACCGGAAGTGCCGGTTGAAGACCGGGCTACACAGCTTCCGAAACCTTCTGGGTATCGCATCTTGTGCGGTATCCCTGAAGTGGGGGACAAAACCTTTGGTGGCATCATTAAGGCCGACGAGACCAAGAAGTTTGAAGAACTTACTACACCAGTACTATTCGTCATTAGGCTTGGTCCCGACGCTTATGCTGACGAACGTAAGTTTCCGTCAGGCCCATGGTGTAAGGAAGGTGATTTTATCCTCACCCGCCCGCACGCAGGTAGTCGGGTAAAGATCCATGGCCGTGAGTTCCGTCTCATCAATGATGACTCGGTCGAAGGTGTTGTGGAAGACCCCCGTGGCATTAGTCGCGGGTAAAAACGGGCAACCGTACATAGGAGAAGTAATATGCCTAAAACATCAAATGATGACTTTGATTTTGAAATCGAAGAAGAACTTGCGGGAGGTGGTTCCGTAAAACTCGATATTGAGGTAGAAGACGATACTCCTGAGGCCGACCGAGGCCGTGGCCCAATGCCACAAGGGATCGTTGACGAACTTGAAGCCGATGAGCTTGAGGAATATTCTGAAAAGGTAAAGATCCGCCTTAAGCAGATGAAGAAGGTCTGGCATGATGAACGCCGCGAGAAAGAGCGGTACCAGCGTGAGCAGAATGAAACTATTTCTGCGATGCAGCGCGTCCTTGCTGAGAACAAACAGCTAAAGAGTACCCTCTCTGAGGGTGAACAGACGCTCGTAGGTAGTTTTAAGCAGTCGGCGGAACTTGAACTCCACGACGCTCGCCGTGCCTACAAAGATGCGTATGAAGCGGGCGACTCTGATCGTGTTATCGAAGCACAAGAGAAGCTTACAAATGTACAATATAAGCTTCAACAACTTGCTGGGTACAAACCTACTTTACAAGCTACTGAGTATGATATACAAACAGCTCAACAGCAGGTTCAAATCCCTCGGGTGGACTCCAAAACTACTGCGTGGCAAGAGCGCAATACGTGGTGGGGAACCGATCCGGAGATGACGGCCACTGCTCTTGGGCTTCATCAGAAGCTGGAGAGAGAACGAGGTTCACAGTTTGTGGGCACCGACGAGTATTGGCAGGCCGTTGACAAAACGATGGGTCGGCGCTTCCCCGAATATTTTGGGGAGTCAGAGAAGCAAGTTTCGGATACTCCGAAGCCCAAATCTGCAACTGTGGTTGCACCCGCATCACGCAGCACATCCGCCAAGAAGATCGTGTTGAGACAGTCCCAACTTACAATTGCGAAAAAATTGGGTCTTACCCCCGAGCAGTATGCTCGGGAAGTCATGAAGATGGAGCGGTAATCATGGTACAGAATAGGCTTGTGGATGAACTGAATGAGGTCGATGTGGCGCGTGCGCCTCGTCAAAGTCGTGAACAAGAAGAGCGCTTAAAGGTTTGGCAACCAGCTTCAACGCTGCCCGAACCAAACAAGCAGCCCGGATTTACGTACCGTTGGGTTCGTGTTTCCACGCTCGGTGTAAACGATGCTCGTAATATTTCTGCTGCTCTCCGCGAAGGTTGGGAGCCAGTATCTATAGGAGAGCAACCGCAGTTCAAATTCATGGTGGACCCGGACAGTCGTTTTAAAGACAACATCGAAGTCGCAGGTTTGTTGCTGTGCAAGGTACCAGAAGAGTTTATGGCCCAACGTCGGAGATATTTCGAGGAAAAGACCCAAACTCAGAATGATTCCGTGGACAACAACTTCATGCGCGAGAACGATCCGAGGATGCCGCTCTTTACGGAGCGTAAATCTAAAACATCGTTTGGTTCAGGCAAATAATCTTAGGAGTTTAGAAACATGGCATACCCTGTTGTTTCGGGACCATATGGTCTCATTCCGATCAATCTGATCGGCGGTCAGGTTTTTGCTAGTGCCACTCGTTCGATCCCGATTGCTACCAACTCTGCAACAGCCATTTTCTTTGGTGACGTTGTAAAGTTGAACAGCGCGGGTACGCTCGACAAGGACACTGGCACAAGCTCGGCCACCCCCGTTGGCGTTTTCCTTGGTTGTTCGTATACCGATCCAACCTTTGGTAAGACGTTCCGACAGTTCTACGCAGCTACTACGAACATCACTGATATTGTTGCATTCGTGCAAGATGACCCTGATGCTCTGTATAAGGTTGCTGTAGTTTCGAGCGGCATCACCATCGGTACAGTCACCCGTGCAAACGTAGGTGAGAACGCTGTTTTGGTTCAGAACGCTGGTAACGTAACCAACGGTGACTCGCGTGTCGCTATTAGTGGCACTACGGGTACTACCTCAACGTTCCCTGTCCGTATCATCGATGTAATCGCTGAAACTTCGCCTGCTGGCTTCCCCGGTTCTTACACCGAGGTTGTTGTTAAGTGGAACCAAGGCGTGCACCCTTATCTTAACCCAACCGGCGTCTAAGAGGAGTTATAACACATGGCTATTTCACGCGCACAACTCCTCAAGGAACTCCTCCCGGGATTGAACGCCTTGTTCGGTCTGGAATACTCTCGCTACGGTGAAGAGCATAAGGAAATCTTCGAAACCGAAACCTCCGAGCGTTCGTTCGAAGAAGAAACCAAGCTGTCGGGCTTCTCCGCTGCTCCGGTTAAGAACGAAGGTTCGGCCATCGCGTATGACAACGGTCAGGAAGTCTTCACTGCTCGCTACACCCATGAAACGATTGCCCTCGGGTTCTCGCTGACTGAAGAAGCGATTGAAGATAACTTGTATGACAGCCTCTCGGCGCGTTATACTAAGGCCCTCGCCCGTGCGATGTCCTACACCAAGCAGACTAAGGCTGCTGCGGTTCTGAACAATGGTTTTAGCTCTGGCTACCCCGGTGGCGATGGCGTGGCTCTGTTCTCGGCTTCGCACCCGTTGGTATCTGGTGGTACGAACTCGAACACGCCTTCAACGCAGGCTGACCTTAACGAAACATCGCTTGAAGCTGCAGTCATTCAGATTGCCGCTTGGACTGATGAACGTGGTCTGCTCATTGCCGCGAAACCGCGTAAACTGGTCGTTCCACCAAGCCTGATGTTTGTCGCTACTCGTCTGCTCGAAACCGAACTCCGCGTCGGTACCGCAGACAACGACATCAACGCGCTGAAGAACAACGGCTCGATCCCTGAAGGGTATACCGTAAACCACTTCTTGACCGACACGAACGGTTGGTATCTCACCACCGATGTGCCAAACGGCCTGAAGCACTTTGTTCGTACTCCAATGAGTACGGGCATGGACGGGGATTTTGACACCGGCAATGTGCGTTATAAGGCCCGCGAACGTTATTCGTTCGGTTGGTCTGACCCGCTCGGTATGTTCGGTTCGTCGGGTTCTGCATAAGAACTCAGAGGGGGAGAGGGAAACCTCTTCCCCTCTTACTTTATGTGGTGTATGGCTACACCTACTAGGATTTATACTTATACCGACTGCCCTAGCAGACTTAGTAGAGACGGTATGAGTTTGTGCTACTACACGGAGATATTATCATGGCTAATACTACCTTTTCTGGCCCAGTACGTTCGGAGAACGGCTTCCAGTCGATTACGACTAACTCGCTTACCGGCACGGTAACTGTCGGGGCTACTCTCAACAAAATCCTCGCCGCTTCGGCGTCGTTGGACTTCCCTTCAATCGATGCTGTTTCGCAAGCCAGCCTTACCGTTACGGTTACGGGCGCTGCCATCAACGATGAAGTAGTGCTCGGCCTGCCTGCTGCCCCGACTGCGGGTATCGTGTTTAACGCCTTTGTTTCGGCAGCTAAC